GCCCGATGGCGTGCCAATCTCGAACGTGGTTGCCGTGGCGCATAGGGCAGTGCTGTCCAGGGCGCTAACGTTTCCGGTCACGGTCAGCGTGTTCGTGTCACAACTGAAGTTGAATTCATCGATCAGGATCTTTGCGTTTGTGCCTCTGCTTGCCATGTTATGCGCTCCCTGTTACCGTGGCGACAATCGCCCAATAGTTACCCGTGCCGACCGTGGCGATATCCTGCGTGATGCGCCACGTGTCAATCGTTTGCGTTGCCGCCATCTTCGTCTTCAGCGCCGCCGTGAGGTTGTCCGTCACAGCCACAGCCGCCGCAAAGTTCAGGGCCGATGTAGACTGTGCCCACGCCTCCACCACCACCACCAGCTCCACCGTTACCGTGTCCAGGCCGGGGACGCCCGTAAAGCTGGCGATCTCGTTGCCAGCCTCGGGAAGCCGTGGGTACATGAACGGCATGTAGGCGGTGTCCACCTGCTGCGGCGTGTTGGTCAGCACACGATTGACGCCGGTAACAGTCATGCCCGTGAGGCTGGCCACGAATGCGGCTGCGGTGAGACTCATGATTGTTTCCTCAGTGGGCGCAAGATTAGCCGGATGTCTGCGGGAATCTCTGCCGGCAGGATGGTGGTGTTGCCCGCAATGACAGCCCGGTCGAGGTCGCCTGCGTTGTCTTTCTGCCGGTACAGGTATGCCGACAGCCGTACACAAGCCGCCACCACGTCAGCCGGGGCGGTTGTGGAATATGCCCACTTGCCCACGATGGCGATGGCGTTCTCTGCATCGCCATCGTCTGTCAGTGTCCAGAACAGACCAGCCGAGCCGAGCAACTTGATGGCATCAAACGGCGTGCCGAGGGTGACGTACTGTGTCGCCAGGACCGTAGTCCCATCGCCGTTTGTAACCGAGGTTATAGCCGCCAAGTCATTATCCAAGTAGACGGTCCCGCCGTCCGTGTCCACGCCTACGGTAAAGTATCGGGTAGTGTCTGCGCTGGCCTCAAACGTGCGGTCACAGTAGCGGTCGATGATGGCTTGCGCCCGCCCGATCAGCGCCGTGATCAGCGTATCGTCGGCGGTGGTGGCCGTGGGAATGCCCAGGTATGATTTTACATCTGCCAGGGTTGTGTATGCCATGTCTGCCGTCCTAGCTGGTAGCGTAGCCCGTCACGCTGAACGTGTGCGTCTGTGTGCCGCCGCCACTGTCCACGATGGCCCATCGGGTGCGGTAGTATGCCCCGAACAAAGCGGGCCGCACAGCGCCGCTGGCAGCGTCCGCAGTGGCAACCACAACGGACGTTCCCGGCGTCTGAGAATCCAGTACCGCAAACTCTTTTTTAGCCGCGGCGTTGCCCGCCTGCTGGGTGAAGTGGACCGCATTCCCGGCGCTGTTCGTGCCGTCGAAACTTACGTCGATGTACACATCCAACGTGTCACCAGCCGCCACGCCGCTGGCTGTAATGTCACAAACGAAGACAAACCGGGAGCGCTCGCCCAGGAATGGAACCCATGAGCCGTTGGCCCCGGCGGTACGGACGGCAGAAGCGGCCAGGGTGAACGTTTCGCCCTGTAACAGTTCAACGCCACGCCCGCCCTTGATTTTCGCTATGCCTGCCATTATCCGATCTCCTTGTTGCTTGCGTACTCAATCAAAGCCCTGGCCCGAACTTTCCCGATGCCCTTGATGCTGGTCAAGTCCGGGAAGGCCAGAAGCGCCGCCGGGGATGTTAGCCCCATGTCGTTCATTTCGTCGGAGAGTTCCATACTCACGCCTGCCGGTTCCCAATCGTAGAAAACCGAGACGGGAACGGATGCGGGTGCGCTAGGTACTAAAGCTGGTTGATGCACGTCCACGGCAAAGCCTTGCGAGACAAGACCGGCGGCGTAGTCATCCCGCAGATCCATAGTCTCCCCACGCTTGCGTAGCGTGTTACCGGTCAAGTGGTTTTGTGTGTCCTGTACGAAGCGCACCCGCATGTTAATCTCCCGTTGTGTTATGTCTAGGCGTTGGTCGCCACGGTCCAAGTGCTTAGCATCCCCTGCTCGTTGACGAGGTTGCCCACGTACACCGAGCCGCCCGCCATCTGGAACGTTGCGCCAGTGACGGCGGTGGTGGCGTCGATACCGCTCAGGAAAAGCAGGTTTTCGATACGGATGGAAGCCGCCGCCAGCTTGAAGTCGCCAGCGATGGCCGTGGCCGTGAAGGTGGGGCTGTCCGGGTTGCGCCCGTAGCCTGCGCCGTCCGTGCCTGTGCCAGAATCCACATAGAAGCGGTTTCCAGTCCCCAGGCCCATGCTCTCGACGGCGAACATCCCGCCGCTCTGCTTATTGACGAACAATTCTGTGCGTGCCATGTTGTAATACTTCTTACCGGGTTGGCCGGGTTAGCCGGGGCGGGGAATCCCCGGCGCTTACTTAGTCAGTGATGGCGGCGGGCGGCACGTCTTCCTTGTACCGCATGTCCAGGATATACAGCACGCTGACGAAATTGGTCGCCTGGGCGCTGTTGTCGATGGTGCAGCCCAGCACGTCGAAACTGTTGGCCTGGTCAAAGTTGGCCGGGTCAATCTCGATGACGACTTGCTTCTTCGTGACATCGGCTGCAACGTTGTAGGTGATGGCGTCCGTCTGCCGAGCCAGGGTGTCAGTGGTGGCCGTGGCTTCGTTGGCCCAAATGGGACAAACGACGGTGATGGCCTTGACGCTACCGCCCGCCACAGTGACAGCCTGAACAGGGTCGATCCCGGTGGCGTGGCCGACTGCCTGGGTAAAGCTGGCAACGATCCACGCCTTGTTGACGTTTTTCAGACTCACGTAGTCGCAAGTTACGCCGCCGTTTGTGGTAACCGGTCCAGCGCTGGCGTCAACGATCTTGAAATTTTCAGGAAGGGTGATCATGGGTGAGTCTCCTATGCTCTGGTGTCGAGCGTGACGAACGGCGACAGGGTGTTGGTTCCGTTGGCCGGGGTCAGCGCAGCGTTCCAACTCGGTTGGCCGTCAGCCCGCAGAACGAACCGGAAGGCGGTTTCGTCAGTGGTGAATTGCACATGAATCGAAGAAGCGGCTTCGATCCCGCCCTTCTCGATCATGACGTATTGGGACCAGTCGGCCAGGATGATGTCGCCCTGTGTGCCGAGGGTCGAACACTGCTCGATGGGGATGATGGGCCGCCCAAAGAGAGTCATGTAGGGGCTGGCCGAAGCGCCGCCGGGGGGCAGCATCACGGGCAAGCCGCCAGTGCCGACAGGCAGGTCCATGCTCCACAGTTGAGGTTCCACGTCCTGGTTGACCAGCCAAACCGAGTTGGCCCGGCTGGGGGCCCACATGCGGGACCACATTTTCAGCACGTTGTCGTAAACCAAGGTCGTGGCCGCCTGGCCAACTTCCTTGGCAACGGACACCAGCGGGGCAGCGTTCAGCACGCCCAACGGTTGCCCGGCCCCGGTTCCCCGCACCATCGCATTGTCAATCATCCAGCCGAACTCCTCAGCGAAACCGGTGCTGATGACGTTTTCGAGCGCCATTGCGTCGTTCAGCAGCTCGTCGGTGGCGTAGCACAGGCCGATCAGCTTCTTCAGGCGCAATTCCATCTGGCGGAAAGTCGGGGCGGATGCGGTCTTGGTTCCACCTTCGCCCAGCCAGTAGGAGGTGATACCGCCCAAGCGAGATCCGGTTGCCCGGCTGGTTTCGTCCAGAGCGTTGAGGGTCAGCCCGTTGGCGTTGGCGCTGATGGGGACTCGCCGCGCCCGGCTGGCCAGAACACCCGTTTCATAGGTGCGGCGCAGCAGTTGGGCGGTGAAATCGGTTTGCACCAGGAAACCGCCGTCGCTGTTGATGCCTTCGCTGAGGCCGGTGGCCTTCAGGCGGGGGTCAACCCGTGCGCCCTGTGTCATGCCTGCGGTCTTGACGGCTTGCAGGTACTCGCCAAAGGAACGCCACGGCTGGGCGGCCTTGCGGTCGGCCTCGTCCTTGGTGACGGTGACGAATCCGGCACTCTTGGTGGCGGGTTCGTTTTCTACCTTCGCCTTGAATTCCCGCAACTCGTTCAGTTCGGGGTCGGCGGTCGGTTCGGCGGGCTGCATAGCGTCAAGCGCCTGCATAGCCTTGGCCTGGGCCGTGAGCTTTTCGGCCTTGTCCATATCGCCGTCGGTGACGGCTTTACGGGCAAGTTCCAAAATGTCTTTGAGGTTCATTGTGTTGATTCTCCTAGTTCGATCAAAGTGAGTTCTAGCGATAGCCGCCGTTTTCGTGCGTCCGCATCTGCCGCCGGGTTGCCCCCGGCCTCTGGCGCTGCCTTGGACGTGTCGTCTGCGTCGGTGGTGATATATGACTTCAACGCCGGGAGGATGGGGGCCAGCCCCTTCAGCGCCGTCAACGTGTTTTGGGTGAGCATCCTGGGTTCCATCGGTGACACGGTGAGCGTGTCCCGGCGAATGGGCCACGATTCAATGCGCCCATCCTTGGCCTTCTGTACGCCGTCCGGGATGGCCTCGGAAGACGTTCCGATCAACCCGTCTGCAATCAGTTGTTCGATATACTGGACATAACGATTGCGCCGGTTTAGCACACGTTCCACAAACAAGCCTTTGTCATCAAGGCGGGCTGTCTTCCAGTCCACCCGGCCCAGCACATCGTCCTTGGCCGGTTCGCCGGAGGGGGCAAATCCGTGTTCCCAATCCACCGCCACGGTTCCGCTGTCGGTGTATGGGCTGTCAAAGCGGGTGGACTTGGTGAAGTATTCCCCGGCGCTGCCGTCTGCGTTCAGCCGTGGCGTGACCACGCCTTCCAGGTCACGCCCGCCGAAAATGGCGATGTAGTTGCCTACTCTGAGTTCGTCCGGCGTGGTGCTGATGGCTTTCAGTGCGTTGTTCATGTGCTGCTCTCCACGATCATGCTTACGGCTTGCCCTAAGTCTTTGACGATAGCCGCTCGGTTTCGCTCTAGCGCCTGCCGGTCGGTGGTCCATCCTGTTTGGCGGTGAAATGCGGTCTGGAATGCGTCGGATTGTACCCACGGCCCATATAGCGTGTTGTTTCCCGCCCTACCCTCAACGCCGCTATTGGTTGAAGTAACTGTCACCTTGCTCGTCCATCGT